AAAACACTGATAGATGAAATTTTAAAACTAAGTAAAACAGATTGGGAAAAAGTAAAAACAAATATAGACTATTTATTCAAAAAAGAGGAAGCAAATAGAAATAGAACTCTATATATAGCTGAAAATAGCTTAAAAGAAAAGCCAAACTATTATCCTTGTTATATGGAAATTGAAGATATTAAAAATAAAGATGTTTCTGGTTTATTAAAAAGACATGAACAAAAAGTTGGTGGAGGAGATGAACAATAAAAATAATTTAGTAGTATTTGAAAATACTGAACTTCAAGTAATGGTAAATAATAACAATGAAATTGAAATGGATATGGACGAATTAGCGAAAGCATTAGATTTTAAAGAAAAAGAATATCTAAAAAAATTAATCGCTAGAAACAGTGAACTACAAAGTCCAGAATATTCAAGTATAAAAAAAGTTTTAAGTTATGAAGGGGGAATATTAAAGAAAAGAGAAAAAAGAGTATTTAATCAAGATGGTATTTTTGAGGTTGCTTATCTAGCAAATACAGAAAGAGCAAAGCAATTTAGAAGATTTATAAAAAACTTTTCAAAGGAGATGATAACAAAATTCAAAAATAATCAAATAGCTTTAAATTCAGGAGTCCCAGCATTGCCAATGAGAATAGAACCAAAGATAGATAAAATGTTGGAATTAGTAACTCAAAGAGATGATGAAATAGAAAACATATTTGAATTTTTTGAAAAAGCAAAAGCATATTTTGAAATGATTGCACCAATGCAAGAAGATATAAAACTAATAAAAAGTAAGGTAGATGAAATTGTTAGTGCTGTGAATGAACTAAGTGATGCAGTGTATGGAGATGAAGATGGAGGAGAACAATAAATTTTATCTGGATTTATTAAGTTTACAGTCAGAAATGAGCTACAGAGAGTATTCAATCTCAACACAAGGAACATACAAGAGAATAGTAAAAGAATTTTTAGAATCAATGAATAAGGAAGTGATAGATGTAAAAAAAGAAGATGTAATCAGATATTTAGATAACAAGTTAATGACATTATCTGTTAATACAGTGCTTGTAGAACTTAATGCTTTGGAGTTTTTCTTTGAAGAAATACTAGGCTTAAATATAACTGAAAATATTAGAAAGTATAAAAGAGTTTTTAAAACTAAGGACTTTATAACAATAGAGCAGTTTAATATATTAACAGCCTCAGTAGCTGAAAGAGAAAGACTTATGTATATGGTTCTTAAAGAGTTAGGGTTATTTTTCAAAGAGATTGTAAAAATAAAGGTTGAAGATATTGATTATCCAAATGGAACAATATCAGGAAGGAGAGTAAATAAGGATTTAATAAAAGATTTGTTAGGATATGCAGAAAAGCATGAGTTAGAAAATGAAATTTTTCCACTTGATTTGAGTACATTGTGGTACTGGAATAAAGTGAATACTAAAAAATATTTAGGAAGAGTTTGTAATCTTGATGATATGAAACATTCACTAGCATTGGAGTTATATATCAAACAAGGTAAAGAAGAGGAGGCAGTGGAGTATTTAAGATTAAAAAATGTGTATAGTTTAAGACAATATTATAAGAGAGCAGGTTATCAATATTTTAATTATTAGAAAAAAAGGACATCATGCTCGGCAAAGCTATGGTGTCCCCAGTAAAAATTAGATACTTTGATTATATCAAAAAGGAGAGCAAATGGAAAGAGAAAATTATTTAAAAGGAATGCTTGAACATTTAAAGAAGCATCCAGACACATATAAAAAGATGATTTTAAAGTTAGAAAAGGAGCTTGAAAATGTGTATAGAACAGAAGGTAGAGCAATATAGAGAAAAGTTAATCAGAATAATAGAAATAAAAAAGAATTTAATTGATGCAGAAATAAGTCTACAAAAGGTAATGCAGGAGCTTAATCTAAGTCAATATGAATTTAAAAAACTTTTAAATGGAGAATTAGAGGAAAGAGAAGCTGAGGTACTAGCATTATGTGATAAGGTCCCAGCTTATGTAAAAAATAGAGATAAGAGAGTAAAAACATTTCAAAAATCGTTATTACTAAGAGATTTAACATTGAAAGATTTTTGTAAAAAAGAAGATTTAGATGAAAAGAAGGTATATAGAGCATTAAGAGGACTTAATGCAGAAAGAGATCTAGAAACTGAAAAGGGAATTGAAAGGGCTTTGAATGTAAGGATCTTTTAGAAAGGAGCTTTTATGACAAAAGAATACTTATTAGAAGATTTACAAAGACTCTTTGAAAAAACTAGAACTCAGGCTTTAAGATTTGCACAGTTACAAGGCTGGACTGTTGAAAAGAAAAAAATAGGAAAAGTTTATAAAAATGTATATAAGGCTTCTGAGGTGGATGCATATAGAGCTTCACTGGTAGAAGTTAAGGAAGAAAAAGAAAAGAAAGTAGCAACTAGGACAGTGGCAAAGAAAGAAGCAACAGCTATTGATGAGCTACCAAGTTGGAATCAACGGGTTGCTAATGCTAGATTTATTCTTTGTATGAAATTGGAAGAAAAGTATGAGGAAGGTGGAGATAGTAAAGAAGAAATTATAAAGAAGTTTGTAAAAGAAGCAAATAAAAATTATCCACAACAGTTGGAAATTTTAAAGAAACTAACAGTACCTACACTTCGTAGGTGGTGGGGAATATATATAAAAAATAAACATAATCCACTGGCTTTGGCTTCTGGACATGGGACAACTAAGGGAATAAGAAGAGTAAAAGAAGAGGTTTTAGAAACTGCTAAAATGCTTTATTTTAGTAAAAACAAGCCAAAAATTACATTTGTATTTGAGAGAATAGTTGCAATGTTTGGAGTTGAGGCAATCAGCTATGGTACTTTAAGAAATTATCTTAATAAAGATATAAACATTATTGAAAAGAATAAGGCAAGAATGGGAAGCAAGGAGTTTAAAGACACTCATACACCATATATTGAAAGAAGTTACGAAGATATAAAAGCTGGGGAAGTTTGGATGTCAGACGGACATGACTTGGAAATGATGTGCTATCAAGGAAATAGAAAAAAAGCAAATGGAGAAAGATACTTCGGATCTCCAAAGCTAATAGTCTGGATTGATGTAAAAAGTAGATTTATAGTGGGTTGGAGCTTAGCTTGGAGTGAAACAACAGAAGCAATTGCAATAGCATTAAAAAGAGGAATTGAAAAGTATGGAGTTCCACAATATATTTATACAGATAATGGTAAAGCATATAAATCAAAAGTATTAAAAGGGACCGATGAACTTGATGGAATATATACAAGCTTGGGAATAGATGTAGACCATGCAAAAGCATATAATGCACAAGCTAAACATATAGAAAGATGGTTCGTTGATTTTAAAGAAAGTTTTACGAAGCAATTTGCAACTTATAAAGGTGGAAACATTATAGAAAGACCTGAACATCTCAGAAGTTTCGCAATGCAAAAATTAGATAAAGGTGAAATTTTAGAACAATGGGAGCTTGAAGAGCTGATAGAAAAGTTTATAGAAACTAAAAACCATAATTATTATGCTTTAAGGAGAGCAGCAGGATTGAAAGGTCATAGAGGTAGAGGGATGAATAATAGAACTCCACTTGAAGTGTTTGAAGAAGAAAATCCTGTTGCAAATAGAAGAATGTTGTCAGAACAAGAAATTAGGCTATTATTCTTATATGAAGAAATAAGAACTATAAAACAAAATGGTATTGAATTTATGGGAAATACTTATGTTAATGAATACTTATATTATCATCAGACAGAAAAAGCAAAAATTAAGTATGATCCTCATGATTTAACTTACATTTATGTATATAAAGAAACTGGTGAATTTCTTTGTAAAGCTGAACAACTTGGGCTTGCTGGTTGGAAAGATGTTACAGCAATTAAGACACATAAGAAAAGATTACAAAAAATTAGCAAGTTAAGTAAAGAAATTATGGGAATAAGAGAAGACATAAGAGATGATTTAAACTTAATTGATGCAACAATAGTTGAAGATACTAAGGCTATAGAAAATAAAAAAAGGATAGAAAAAAAGAAAGAAAGAATCCTTTTAGGAGATGGAGTATATTTAGAGGAGGAATAATGGAAGAGTTAAGAACAAGATTAGAAATATTTTCTGAGGAAAATAATATGAGTTATACGAAAATAGCGAAGGCTATGGGAGTAGGAGCAAGTACATTATCAGAGTGGAGAAAAGGAACATATACTGGAGATAATGAAGCCTTTTCAGAAAAAGTGGAAGACTTCTTAAATAGACATAAAAGAAAAATAAAAAGAATAAATTTTTCTATAAACACTGAATCAAAAAAGAGAGTATTTCATGTATTAAATACTATAAAAAATTATGTAAGTTCTAACATAACAGAAGGAATTATAGAAAGTGCAAAAATAGGATATATCTATGGGAGAGCAGGACTTGGAAAGACACATGCTCTACAAGAATGGTTAAAAACTTACAAAGGTAGAGGAGTTTTAATAACAGCAGAAAATGGAATATCTAGTGTAGGACTTATTAAAAAGTTAGCAAAAGAGCTAAAACTTGATACAAGTGGAAGTTCTGAAACTCTAAAAGATAGAATAAAAGATGCTGTAAAACTAACAGAAACCATCATAATTATTGACGAAGGAGAACACTTAAAAGCAAATGTAATTGATATTATCAGAAGTATAGCAGACCAAACAGGGATTGGTGTGGTTATTGCTGGAACTGAAGCATTAAAAAGTAAAATTTTATCAAGAAAAAAAGAATATGAATATTTATCAAGTCGTGCAGTTGTAAATATAACACTAAAAGATTTAGCAATAGATGATGTTTCAAGTATTGTGAAAGAATTTTTAAAAAATGAAACAGAATTATATAAAGAAAGTGAATTGCAGACATTGATAAGTTATATAAATATACAAGCAAGAGGATCAGCAAGAAACTTAGCAAATGTTTTAACAGCAAGCTATGAAATAGCTTTACAAAACAATTCATTAAAGATTGAAAAAAAATATATAGATGCAGCATTATCAACATTAGCACTTTAAGGAGGAGTATATGAAAGATAAAGTTTTAACTGAGGAAGCAAAAAAGATTTTAGTAAGTGAATATGGGAAAGATGCTATAAAAATTGATAAAGAATTGAATGAATTAGCAACACTTTCAGTGAAAAGAAAAAATTGCATTCAAGCAGCGAATAAAGGTAATTCAAAAGCTAGGGAAAATTATATAAAAATTACTGAGGAATTTAAAAAAATTGTAGCAACAATAAACAAAAAACTTTCAAAAATTTAGTGTTGCTTAGAATAGTGCTGAATAGAATGAAAAAAGGGAGATAACATGAGAAAATTAGCAATTGTAATAGCTTCTATATTAATAGCAGCTAATAAACAAGGAGGCTTAAATGTGGAAATTAGAAAAGGGTGATATTGTAAAGTGTATTATCCCAGACACTGGGGAGCTTACACTGGACAAAGAATATGAAATATTAGATATAGATACAAGTATTAGTCAAGTTGAAGTAATTAATGATAAAGGAGAAATAAAAAGCTATTTATGGGCAAGATTTGATAAGGAGGCATTATGAGTGATTGGCTTTTAGCAGGACTTGGGGTTACTTTATTTATTGCAGGGTTCAATGTTGGACAGGATTGTAAAATTCAAAGAGGAATTTTTGGAAGAAAAAAACAGTATAAATATTATATGAGCTGTGTTTATACAGCATATAAAACAATAGGACATACAAGTAGAATTGTTAATTTTAATAGTGAAATGACAACTAAGTTATTAGAAAATTTCATACAAGAAGAAATAGACAAATTAAAAGAAAAGTTTAAAACAGAAGATGTAGCATTTGGAGTTATTAATTTCAAAGAAATAAAGGACTAACTATGGAAATAAAAGACTTATATAAAATTAATGGCATTATCTATGCTTATGAAAGTAATAATGGAGTATATGCAAAACTTGTGGATATATTGACAGGGTATGAGGAACTTATAAGAGTGGAGGAGTTAAAAAAATATGAGTATAAATAGAGTAACTGTAAATGGAAAAACATACATAATAAAAGGAGGAACATATTCAACAGTTTTTAATGGAAAAGTATACAGTGATGGAGAAGTCTATCTTGATGGAGAAAGAATTTATTGTAAAAAACCAATTTTTTTAAGAATATTGAAATTTCTTTTATATGAAAAAATAGGAGGAAAAAATGAATTTAGATTTTAAGAACATGACAGATGAACAAAAAGCAGCATTAAAAAAACAAATCTTAGAAGAAGAAGCACAAGAAAAAGCAGAAAGAAAAGCAAAGGTAGAAGGTTATAAAACTCTTGTTGATGAAACTGTAATAAAAGCAATGGAGAAAGTAAAAGGTGTCTCTAATCAAATAACAACAGTAAAAAAAGAAGTATTTGACGATTTTAAAAGTATCTTAGAACTAAAAGCTGAACTTTACGGAGTAAAAGAGAATCAGCAATCTCACACATTTACAACAACTGATGGAAAAATATCTATAACATTAGGTTATAGAATGCTTGATAGCTTTGATGATACAGTTCATGCAGGAATAGAAAAAGTAAAAAAATACATTTATAGAGTTGTACAAGATGAAAATAGCCAACTTTTAGAGATTGTTAATTTGTTATTAAAAAAAGATAAGAACGGCAATTTAAAGGCTTCAAGAGTTATGGAACTTGAAAGAATAGCAGGAAATATAGATGATGCTGAACTAAGTGAAGGAGTTCAAATAATTAAAGAGGCTTGGAAACCTCAAAAGTCTAGAACTTTTATTGAAGCATATTACAAAGATGAGAATGGCAATAAAATTAATATCCCACTTTCTATGACTACTGTTATGGAGGATTTAAAAAATGAAGGAGATAAAGAAACATCAAATTAAATACATTCATACATTAAAATACAAAGCAAATTTAACTGATGAATATTATAGGCTTTTACTAAGTTCAAAATTTAACAAAGATAGTTGTAAAGACTTGACTGAGGCTCAGGCTTCAGTCTTGATTACACTATTAACAAGACATATACAAGGAGCTAATTTAGCAACAGAACAGCAATTAAAAAAATTTAATGTTTTATATAAAAAATGTTTTAATGAAGAAGATAAAGCTAGTTATATAAAACAATATCTAGGAAAAGGTAAAAGTGAGAAGAATATGACAGTTAAAGAATGTAGCAAATTAATATATATTCTTGAAGAGATAGTGAAATGGCAAGAAAAAAAGGAGCTAAATGGAGAGGAAAATAATAACAAATGAAGACTATAATTGGTTAAAAGAGCAATTTATAGTAGATAGATTTTTAAAATTTGAAATAGATGAACATGAGGTCTTCATAGGATTATTAAGCTTTGAAAAAGATATGATTTTAAGATATACAGTAATTGTTGATGGAGAAATACAAACATCTGAAGAAGGTTGGGGGCATATAGTAGAAAAAGCAAAATTCTCAAAAAAATTTATAAAAACTTGTGAAAAAATATATGGGAAAAAGGTATGCAGGGAGAGAGGAATGTATGAAAAATATTCTCATGTTTTACCTTGGTTTCCAAGTTTTGCTGCATTAAAGAGAATGTTAAAAAAACATAATGAAGTGATTTGTTTAGGAGAAAATAGATATTTAAGACTTATAGGAGGAAATAATGAAAGAAATTAATATAACAAGGCATGCTCTTATGAGATATGCCTCAAGAGTACATAATGCAAATATCGTAAGTGATAGAACTTGGGACATCTGGAAAAAAGCAAACGAAGAGAAAATAGAAACTTTAGAAGTAAGTTTAAAAGAAGAGTTTAAGGAAGCTAGATACATTAATACAGCGGCATATGAAGGTAATAAAAAAGCAGAATTTTATATAAATGAACAATTATTAATGACTTATGTAGTTGTTGGAGATAATTTAGTGACTTGCTATGCAATAGATTATGGATTAGATGATGAAGGAAATAGATCAATGCTTAAAGTTTTACTTGAAAATCTTAAAAGAGCAGAGATTGAAGAAAATAATTTTGAAGACAAGTATTTTGAAAGAAAAGCAGAGATTAATAATAGTATAGCAATTGCTAATGCTGAAATAACTGAATTAAATAAGAAAATAGAAAAAATAAAAGGGAATAAAGCATTACTAGAGCAGGAATTAACTAATATAGGGCTAGAATATCAAGATATCAAGACAGTTATAGATGTAGCTAAGGAAAAGATTGTAAGAAGTAAAATGGCATTATAGAGGGGAATATGGAGAGCAAAGAAGTATTAGAGCTAATTCATAGAGCTAAAGCTGGAGATGATGAAGCAACCGAAAAGCTTATTGAACGATATATGAATGCAGTTAGAAAGATAAATAATAAATGGGGCAGAACAGATGATGGGTTTCAAGAAGGAATTTTAGGAATCTATGAAGCAATAAAAACTTATGATTTCAGTTATAATACTAAGTTTCTTACACACTTATACCCTAATATTGAAGCACGAATAAGAAGATTTATAGATAAAGAAAATTACAGAGTTTCATATAATGCTATAAGTGAAATCAAGAAAGGAAGGCGAGATAAAATACAATTTCAAACTTGTGAAGGTTTAGAAATTGAGGATAAAAATATAAATAATGTAGATTTAGAAGAGAAAACATTTGTGGCAAAATTGCTAGATTGCTGTACAAAGCAAGAAAAATATATTATAAAAAAGTTATACTTCGATGGATATTCTGGAGAAGAAGTTGCAAAGCAACTAAAAGTTAGTAGACAAAGAGTGCATATAGCAAAACATAATGCACTAGCAAAGATGAGGAAGGTACTGAATGGCAGAAACTAACATTGAAAGAAATGAGAAGTATATTTTAGAAGAAATAAAAAAGCATGAAGGCTGGTGTGAGGTGAAAATAAAGAATGGATACATCATAGAAGCCAATAAAAAAGTGCCAATAAAAGTTGTGAAAAAAGAATAAATTAAAATACTTTGTAGCATTGAGCTCAGTATTTCAACAAGTTAAATTGTTGGAGTCACTGGGCTCTTTTTTTTGTTTAAGGAGGAATAAAATGAAGATACAAAAGCCTTTTAGATACTTTGGAAGTAAAGGAAGATTTTATGGTGAAATAAAAGAAATATTTATACAAAGTAAGAAAAATACTTACATTGATTTATTTGCTGGTGGAATGGAAGTAGCAGTAAATCTCAAAGAAGATTTTAAAAATATTAAAGTAATAGCAAATGTAAAAGATGAGCATATTGAAAGTTTCTTGAAGTGCAATAAAATGACTATAAACAGATATAAAGAATTTGCTAG